GCAGTTCGTTCACTGGCTCGGGCTGTGACTCACCGGGAGTATAGCGCGACCAGCCGTTTTGTTCATCATACTCCGCTTCTAGGTCAGAGATGGCAACCTTCTCGCCGTGGCGCGGGTGACGCAGATAGATGATGGGCATAAAAGTCGGGGGCCGAAGCCCCCGCCAGGTTAGTTGCCGGCCATCACAACCCAATTCGTGCCGTCTTCGCAAACCAAGATCGCCCATGCACCAGCAGTTGCCGCCAGAATGGCGGTAGCAGCCGTATTAGACGTACGCGGTTTGACGTTCGACGACGCCGAGATCAGGGTGTAAGTGCCCGACAGATTTTTGACAAACAGAACACGGCCAATCTGATCAGTGCCTGACGGCAGCGTCACAGTAACATTTGCCGCAGAGCCGTTGGCAATGACAAAGTTTTCAGTTTCACCTAACGTGAAGCTAGCAGTCTTAGTCACAGGCGCGTTCAGATCCAGTTGCGTGCCGCTCAGTTTGCCGGTCACCACCACGCTTGCGCCGGTGATGGCTCCGGTAACGGCAACCGAAGCGCTAGTAACAGCGCCGGTAACGGTAACGCTTTCAAACTCGGGATCGCTGTAAGCGACACCGACAGCCTTGGTATTCGGCATGATCGATCCTTTCAATTAAGGGGGCCGAAGCCCCCTCAGTGCTTAGGCAATACGAAAGATCGTGTACGCTGCGACACCCGTTTTGCGGAAACGAAAAATACCGGACGTATTGTTCGTCTTGGTCAGCGCGTCTTGAATGACGTCGTTGCCAACAAGGGTGTTGCCCGCGCCTGCCGTGAACGTCACGTCGTTGCCTGCGTCGTCACCAATGTTGATGAACGCGCAGTCAAACGTCGAGCCGATCTTCAAGCTGGGATACGCCGCGTCCAGCAGCGCGCCAGTCGGGAACACATAAGTGCCCGCACTGGTGCTGCCCGGATCCATCGTACACACGCCGTTAGCCAGATCGGCTGCGGTGATAGTGACAGACGCACCGGTCAAAGCAACCGGAGTGCCTGTGTTGCCAAAGATAATTTCGTCAAGATTACCGTCGCCGACTTGGTAACCACCAGCGCCATTAGGGAGAGACATGATTCAATCCTTTCAAAATTTGGTGAAAGGGGCCGAAGCCCCTTTGTTTAGCCCCACATCCGCACAGCCATCTGCGGACGGATAACTCCGAAGCCGTACAGCACGTCAATCCGGCAAGGCATACGGTCGTTGTTGATATCGTACTGACGCACGATACGCATCGAAATGCCGTTGTGGACCTGCCTGCTTGCCATGTCAACACCTTGCGGCATGACGAGGTCGGCGGTGGCGAACGTGATGGCGTCCTTGTGGTAGATCAGGTTCTGCGGGTACTGGGTGCTGGCGCTGCCCAAGAAGGTTACTACGGCAGAGGCTTGCGGGAACGAATCCACAGTTGCCAGAGCTTGCGTGGCAGTAAAGATCGCTGGGCTTACGCTGACGGTGTACGCGCCACCGGTCGCCGTTGCGTCAGCGGTCGCCACAAACTGCTGGAGCGAGCCGGTCGACTCACGGGTCTGCGGGTTGACCGCGAACACGCTGGCGATGGTGAACACATCACCCTTCTTGATGATCTGCGTGCCCGTGCCGGTGATCGCGATGGTGGTCGCGCCTTGGGTCGACACGGTCGTGGTGACAGTGTGCGCGCCCGTGCGGGTGCCGGTCGTGTGCTGCTTGATCGACTGGCTCATGTTGAGTTCTTCGTACCCAAGAATGCCTTCGCCCATCAGGCCAGACTTGAACTGCTTGCTGATGGTCGACACGGGATTGAAGAGACCCTTCATGCCTTCGACCAACGCGGCGTTGGCGGCCGGGTTGACGGTGGCATAGCGAGGCGACATGACCGCTGCCGCTTCGTTCAGCTTCTGTTGCGCCTGCAACAGCACAAGACTGGTGCCGGGAGTCGTGCCAGGCGTGCCGACCGATTGGAAGATGCTCTGAAAGGAATTTGCCACGTCTGCATCAATGCTGGCGGCCAACTGGCTGATACGAGGCTTAAGAACCCTCTCAGCGAAGTCGTCCAACTGCATGGTCAGTTCAGCAGTGGTGAAGTTAATGCCGATGTGCTTCTGGCTCGACACGGTGAGCGAGGTGTTTTGCTCAACGTCGTCTTGCACTTGCAGCGCAGCACCATCGGTCACCAGCGCGCGATCCGGAAGACGAATACGCAGGGTAGAACCGATTTTGGCGCCGGACTTGGCAAAGCTGTCGTCGTACTGACGGTTAACGGTACGGGTGATCACAAGGTTGTTCTCGAGAATTTCGAGACTCTTCCTCGTGATCATGTCAATCGTAAGAAGTGAATTACTCACAGTAGATCCTTTCGTTACGCATTCATGCGTGATTGCATTTTCCTGATCTGACGCTGCCGTTCAGCTTCAATCCAGTCACCCGTCGACATCTCTTTGATTGACCGAGGATCGGTCGTATCAAATTTCGGTGCTGAAGAGCGGTTTGAAGCAACAGGCGCGATAGGATCAGGCGCTTTGGTTTGTTTACGAACAATGGGAGGGTTGTCAGCCAGTTTGGCTTCCAGTTTCCCGATCTCTTTGGCCTGCAACAGCGGCGGCAGTTGGGCGATACGGTTGGCTTCTTTCGGATTGGACCCGAGGTGATACGCGATGTCGGGGCCAATGTCAGATGCCTGAATCGTCTGCGCCATCAAAGTGGTGATTCGCAGGTTCGGGTTGTAAACGACGGACTCGAAGTCCTCGTACTTGTCCCGAGCTGTTTCCTCACGCTCTGCGTAGCCCTCCAGCAGCTCAGACTGTTGACGCTCCATGTCCCGTCGCTGGATCATCTCTTGAGCTTTCTTCTCGGCCAGCGCTTGCGCGTAGGCGTCGACGGACTCAAACTGATCAGCAGGCGGAAGCTCTTGGGGCGCTGCCGGTATCTGCGGCTGCTGGCGCGCTTGGCGCTCCCATTTCCGTTGCTCTTTTGCAAGCCTCTTGCGAAGAATGTCGTCCAACTCATCTTGAGTGAACGTCTTGGCCGGCGCTTCTTGTTCGGCAGCCTCTTGCGTAGGTGGCTGCTCTGGCAATTGCTCCGAGGCCGTCTCGGGGGCTGCCGTCGCGGGATCAAACTCCGCTGGTTGAGTATTATCAGTCATTTTTCACTCTGTCGAGTGCCTGGTGTGCCGCGCCAGTACGGGGCTATTGTACGTCAAACAGCCAAAGACGCAACCTTATCTTGAAACGCTTTGATTCGCGCGTCAAGTGCTGCACGGTCAGCGGCAAGTTTGGCATCCAATACATTCAGACGCGTCTGCTTGTCGGCAAGTTCTTTTTCCAGAATAGCAGTGTTGGTTTCTCGCCGCGTAATGTCTGCAACTCGAACCGTGTAGCTGTCGTCAAACGCTTTTTCACGGGCGTTAAGCTCTTTAAGCGTGTTGTCTAACTTGGACTGAGCGGCTTTAATTTTCGTCATTGCCGAGTCGTACTCAGTTTTGGCTTTGGCAGTCAGATCCGCATACTGCGCTTTTGCGTCGGCCAAAATGGCAGCCGCCTCAGTACGAAGCTTGTTGGCGTCGTCGACCGCAGTCATGGCACCTTGTCGCCTTGCCAGTTCGTCGCGCAACTGCGCCATTGCCGCCAAGTTTTTTGGTAGCTGGTTGGTGAAGTAGTCGACATAGTCGATTTGCGGGCTATCGTTGAATACGTTCATGGCAACCTCAAGCGTAATAGCTGACGTTAAGTTTAGCGGTGCCGCCGTACTCAATAAAGCGAATCTTGGTCAGATCGCCATCGTACTGAAGCGTGACACCCGCCGCAAGAGGCATTCCTACAGTGCTGCTCGGGTCAGTGTCGTCATCGCGCCAGCGCACAGACGCGCCTTCTGGCACGATGATGGCGATTGCAGGCTTGCAAGACAGACCGTTCAAATCTACAGACGGCACGGTCAAAGACGCGGCAGCCGTCAAGCTTGTGATCTGCTGATAGCCCAACCGTGTGGTGATTGCTTTTAAGTTCATTGACATTCAAAATCTCCAGCGTTCTGTGAACGTGCGAAGTTTAATGTAATAGTTGGCGTATGTGGGCAACGGCACTGGAGGCACCGGGCCAAAATCCGGCAGCGCACAAAACGGCAACTCCGAAAAGGATCCGAATCCAAACATCAGACCAACACTCCTTGCAGCAAAGCAACCAGCGCAGCCTTCTGCTCATCGGTCAGCGCAGCCAGCGGATCGACCGGGGCAATCTCAGGCTCTGGCGCAGGCTGAAGCACCCACACCTGCCGCCAGACTTCATGCTCGTCCTGCTGCGGTTCTTGCTCGACAGCAATCATGCCGGATTGCCTTGGCATCTCTGTCGGCAACACCAGCGGTATTCCCTCTGCTTGAAGCAGTTCGACATTCGCGTTTGCGGGAACGCTACCATCGGGATTGAGGAGGAATTGCTTTGGCATTTTGTCCTCGTCAGAAGAAGGTCACAACACGGACATAACCGTTGCCACCATTGCCGCCAGCACCGGAGTTGACTGTGTACCCTGCGCCACCGCCACCACCACCACCTGCCGGGTAGCCACCTGCGCCGCCGTTGCCAGCAGTAGTTCCGCTGCTTGCGCCACCGCCACCACCAGAACCACCAACAAAGTAGGAAGAGGCTGCTGCTCCAGGACCACCGTTTGGTGCGCCACTTGTGTTTCCAGCAGTTCCACCTCCAGTAGTTGAAGTTGTTGAAGTGTCAAACAAAGAGCCTCCTAACCCACCAGTTCCTCCAGACCTTTCTGTTGTGCTGCTTGCTGTAAACCCTCCGCCGCCTGCTCCACCTCCTGATTTATACCCACCGCGACTACCGTTTGAGCCAATGATCGTAGAACCGCTACCACCATCCGATGTATATAAAGAACTGCTCGATGTTGTTTCGGCAAGACCGCCGCCGGAACTCGCACCAGATCCAGTTGATGTGGAACCACCAGAACCAGAAGAACCGGCTCTTGCTAACGCAAAAGACCCAAAGCTGGAGTTGGTTTGCCCACTACCAGCAATCCCGTTTGTGTCATTTGTAGTATTAGCAGCGCCGCCAGTACCACCCGCACCAACAGTTACTGTTACAGTAGACCCAAGTGCAGATGCGGGTATCCACAGTTCTGTCCTGCCTCCCGCTCCACCTGCGCCGCCACCAGCAGCAGCAGTAGCAAGACCACTGCTAGACCGTTTTCTACCAGACCCGCCACCCCCGCCGCCACCGTACAGCAGCACATAGACCATCTTCGCCCCAGCAGGCTTGGTCCATGTCGATGTGCCAGAACTCGTGAACTCTTGGATGTCTGCGCTCGATATACCACCACCACCAGCAGCCCACTTAACTCCTGTTGCCTCGGCACTATCAGCAGTCAGAACATAAGTATTAGTCCCAACGGGAAGACGCACATTGCTCGTGCCATCGTTGACAAGCAGATCGCCCTTTGTCGTCAGCGGAGCGATCTGATTAGCCTGCGACAACACCTTGACCGTCCCGCCGCTGTCCAAGAAGTACAGTTTCCCGTCAGCGGTGTTGACCACCAACTCACCAGCAGACAGGCTAAGAGCAGTCGGAACCGATCCGGGTGTGCTGCTGTTTCTAAGCTGAATCGTGGTGGTGTTGCCAACCAGACTTGCTGATGTCGCAGGAACAATTTCGGAATTGTTGTCCACCAACACGGCTCGTTCTGCCGGATAGGTCAGGAATACATCTTTGCTACCTACACCCCAATTGACTGCTGATCCGCCGTTGCTACTCTCAAGGATAGTGTCTCGACTAAGCAACGTACCAGATGACGTATAAGTTCCGACACCAACTTCCCAGTTCGTACCGTCAGTGACCGTGTAATAGGTGGAGTTTCCGTTACCTACAACGGAAAACGATTGATACCCAACCTGCGCCCCGCCAAGCGTGTAGGTGCCTGTACTGGTAGTGGTCGTGGTTTCTTTTACACGGTCTTTTAAGACAAGTGCCATGCTTTACGCCAAGAATTTAAGTTTGTAGAGCGTGGAGTAGTACAGCGCCAATATTTCATCGATGATGTTCTGCAACGGCGTGCATTCCTTGTCGACGACCTTGTACCGGGTGTTTTCGATCTCTTTGACCTGATCTTCCAAAAACTCGACCACGTTGTTGGTCTTCTTGGCCGACTGCAACGCAATCGGCCCGATCAGGCCGTACTTGCCTTGATAGGCTTCAGCAAAATCGTCTGCCAAGTCAATGACGCCCGTGTAGAACTTGTTCAGCGCTTTGTGCTTGGCGTATGACCTAGTGTTGAGGTGTACCGAATGGGTGACATCCCGCGCCAGAAAAAGCTGCCCGATAAAGACTTCGCAGGTCATTGCGGCATTCCTTGTTCAGGCGGCATCATCATCGGCTGCTCGGGCATGAAGTTCTGCGGCATAGGAGCTAGATTGCCTAGATCCATCACGTCGCGCAAGGTCTGGATGACGACCTCTTGGACCTGCTCCGGCGACATGGCCGCTGACATCGCCTGAATCCGTCGCGTCTCGGCCTCATACGCCTTGATGTCGTTAGCCTGCGACTTGATCGCAATATCCTGCGCTTCCATCGACTGATTGACGTTCTGCAACAGCCCCATCATCTGCTGGAGCTGCCCGTTCAGCGCCTCGATCTGCTGGTTGGCCGCCTGGATCGCCGGGTCGTCATCGTCTTGCAGCAGTTTGGGGTCGATCATCTTCTTCAGACGCGCTGCAAGCTCCTGCGCACCAGGCCAGTCCATGTTCTTGACGAACAGGTCGCCAGCAGCCATCCACAACTGCGGGTTGCCTTGCAGGATCTGACCCATCGCTTCCATCGACTCCTGACGCTTGGTCATGTAGCTAGGACCGGTCGTGACCTTGACGTCGTACTTGCCGACGCTGGGGTTGTAGATCTTCTGGATGACGATGCCCTGCTCGTCGGTAAGCTTTGTGACCGCTTGCTGTTGGCTGGGGTCAATGATGGCTTGGTCAACTTCACCGTCAATGCCGATAATCCGCGCAATCCGACGGGTGTCGTAGATTTTGGGAATCAGGTCAATGATCTGGCGCGTGATGTAGCGGATAGCACGAGCCAGGTTGTCAACGTAATGGAACGTGCCGGTGTTGCTCTGCTGCTGCCGGGCAAGAATGGCGCGGCCTGAGCGTTCGTTCGATGACGCGCCCAGACTGGGGTCGTACTGACCCGTGGTAGACTTCAGGTCGTCAGAAGCCCCCATTTTGGCCTGTATGAGGCCCGTTTGAGCCATCGGAGGAGTAGACCTCTGCGGCAGCGGCAGAGGCGCTCCTGCGCCGTCTGTAGCGTCTGGATTGACCTCCAGATACGGCCAGTTGTTGACGTTGGCCGTCTTCCACTGGTGCTCGTAGCCTTCAAACTGCCCGCCGTAGCCAATAAACGGTGCTTTGGGGGCGAGCGCAAGCATTTCAGCCTCTTGGCTGACCCAGTAGTTGTAGAGCCGTTGGGCGTCCTTGGCGTTACGCACCAAGCCTGAAATTTGAACGTCGCCGTCGACTTCGTACTCGTTTCCGACCACTCGGACGACCGGAATGTATTTGCCTGGCCAATCGCGCTCTTGCAGGATCTCAAAACCGTTGGTTTTGACCCATTTCACCTGCTTTCGGTCGACTTTTCGCGTCCGAATGGGGCGCAGGCCCATCTGTTTCATCTGTTTATCTTGCGGGTCGTCGGCAAAAAACGTTTGACCGTTCGGATACAGATTCAAATCGACCTGTTTGTGCTCGTAGTAAAAGTATTCAGCGATGCGGATGGTCATTTCTGCCACCCACTGCGTCAAATCTTGGTCGCCCACGCCTTGCGCCATGATAGACGTCACAGGAGAGGCGTTCGGGTACTCGCGGTGGAACTCTTCTTTGGTGATTTCTTCAGTGATAAAGCAATACTGGGCGTCAGCACCGCAAGGGTCTTGGATCATTGGATCCATGTAAACCGAAAACGGGTTCCGGACTCGGCCGATCTTGATGTCTTGGTCAAAACTGTCGTCGTCGCAGTATTCCGTCAGCAGCCGAATGTAGCCTTCGCCGTGGACGACTTGGTTTTCGCACGCGGTGTCGTAGGCGACGTCAGCGTCAGACAGATACTCGATGTGGCGGACGATGCCGTCCAGCACTTCAGCCATCTCGACGTCGGCGTTGTCGTCAACCGGAATGACTTTGCCGCTAGGACGGTTTTGGCGTTGGTCGTTGGTGACTTGTTTAACGTGCTGTGGAAGCTTGTTGATGGTCAGGCAGGGTCTGGCATTGATTGTCTGCCCTTGAGCGTTCCCACGCGTTTTTAAGACGTCTGCGGGCCATTGCCAGTTGTTGTCTGGCGAGCCTGCCATGAACCGAAGATCGTCAAGCTGATCCTGACGGCTGTCTGAATGCGCCGACATCGCCACCCGCAGCCGCGTTCGCATCGTTTCAAGGACGTCTTTTTCTTTCATTTCTTGCCTTTGGCGGGCTTGGCTGCTTCACGCTTGACCGAATACGCGATTGCAACCGCTTGTTTTTGCGGTTTGCCTGCGGCCATCTCAGCCTTCACGTTTTTTCGGAAGGCAGCGGGCGATGCTGATTTGACGAGCGGCATAATTATTTCTTTTTAGCAGTTTTGGCAGATTCTTTAAAGTCCTTAGCCGTCGGCGCGCCTTTGGCGCCCGGCTTTCGCATCTTTTCGCCGCTGCCAGCAGCTATGCGCTCGCGTTTTGCGTTGATATTAGCGTAAAGACCAGGTTTCGTTGCCATGTCAGCACTTCCATCGTTTGAGCGCCGCTTTGGCGCGTTCGCCATCTTTGGCCTTGGCTGCTACCCCACCCATACGAGCGCAGAAGCTGGCTTTGCGGCCCTTGTCTGCTTCCGTCTTGGGGCTGGGCGCAGGCGCTTTCAAGTTGCTGCCTGTCTCGCGGTTGTACTTCTCCCGCCCTTTGGCGGTCAGCCCGGCACCTTCCTTGGTCGGCAGCTTTTCACCGCGCCCCACCGACAGACTGACGGACTTTTTGCTCATGCGCCCATCCATCCGGCGGCTTGGCTGTTGCGGTCAGAGTAGGCGACAACGCGGTCAGGCTTGTAGGACGACTGACGCGAGGCGACCGGGAACGCGAACGTACACGCTAGCGCGTCTGCTGCGTCCGGTGAGGCTAGCCCTCTTGATTTCATGTCCTTCTTGCTCTCCAAGAAGATCGTCCCGGCCGAATCCGGTTTGGTCTTGGGGCCGGTAAAGTCTGACTTCAACTGCCGATCGTGGGGGATGCTGCCTGACTTAAGCCACTCGCGCATTGCGCCCCACAGCTCAGCCCGCTTGTTGCCCCACATAATCGGGTTCTTTGACTTCCAACCGAAGTTTACCCCACGCACCTTATACCGTTGTTCCGTCAGCCGGTCAAGTATGCCGTAGCCCAGCCCACCCTCGTCGATCACTGTCAGCGTCGGCCTGTACTCCTCGATGGCGTCGATGACGTGGCCCACTGTGGTCATGGTGTCGTCGCCCCGGTACCGCTTGATGTGCAGCAGGTCGCGCCCTTGGCGCACCACGATCACGGTGCTGTCGGCGCCTGAGCGCGCCGGGTCGATCCCAATCACAATCGGCGCGTCCGCGTCCTTGTACCGGGGTCGTTGGGCGGCCTCGTCCACCAGTTGCGGCGGGATGAACTGGTCGTCGCCCGCGCTCGGAAACTCCCCGTACACCTCAATGCGGGCCTGCGGGCTGTCGCTGCCGTACTCCGCAATGATCTGCTCGTAGATCGCCTTGTCCGTGTCCTCGACGTCGCGAGCGTCAATGTGCTCCGAATGCCAGAATTCCCGCTTGGAATGGAAACACTCGAAGAAATAGCCTTGGTTGCGCCGAGGGTTGCTAAAGGCCATCCAGAAGCGGTTCGGCGTGTTTTCTGTGAAGAAGCCTTGGGCGACGTCCCAAATTGGGTCAGGAATGCCTGACGCCTCGTCGAACACCAGAAACACCCCGTCCACGTTGTGCAGACCGGCGTAAGCGTCCGGGTTTTCTTCCGACCAGAGGCGCCCCTCGATCGACCAAAACCGCGTGCCTTTCTTTAGGTCGCGCTCCACGATCTCAGCCAACCACTTGGCCGGGCTGACCCGCGTTGCGCTGATTTCGAACCAATGGCTGTTGATGAGGAGTGCCAGCCACTTGGTGATCTCCGACCAGGTGATCGAGCGGAGCTGCGCCTCGCTGTTGGCCGACACGATAGTGGTGGCACCGATGCGCGTGGACAACATCCACAGCACGAGCCAACTGACCAAGGCCGACTTGCCAATCCCGCGACCGGAGGCGACCGCGCTGCGAAACACCTTGTAGGCGGCGGCGTTGTCGTTGTTGCGGATGTGCTCTGCGATCTTGCGCAGCAGGCGGCGCTGCCACTGACGCGGGCCTTTGTGGTGCGCAAGCGGCGTGTTGGGCTGGCCCCAAGGAAACGCGAACAGAACAAACGCTTCAGGATCGTTCTTGAGCTTGGGGGACCAGAAGCGCGTCATAAGCGCCTGCTCGTCTGTCGCTGAGTAGATTGGTTGCTGCATCAGAACTGCCGACGGTACTGCAACATGGCGCGGTACTGATCTGACAAAACATCTTGCGGATTATAGTGCGGACTATAGTGCAGCCCAAAGTCTACATCGCCACCCAGCATACGGCGCGCGATGCCAAGGTCATACATCGTTGGCGAGCGCATAATACTGCCGTCAGGCAACTGCACAAACGAGGTGCTTGCGCCGCCGCGCAGCCGGTAAGGCGTCTCAAATCCCAGACGCCCGGCCAACATTGACGGTTGATCCGCCATGATCGGCGACAGTTCGTTGGTCGGCCGGTAGCCGCCTGACTCCCCCATCATCCGAAAGCGCAGCATATTCATCAGGTCCATTTGCAACCTCCATGTCGATGACGCGGCGCTCGGCCGCCTCAAGCGCGGATATTACGCTGATCTGCTGACTGACGTCGATCTGCACCTGCTGCTTGGCGACCCAGTCGTGCTTGTGCTTCAGGATGTCCAAGGCGACCTTGGCGTCGCCAGCGGCAGCCGCTGCGTACAAGGTCGTGCTTAGTTCGCGCTCGGCGTCGGCGCGCCCCTTCTGCTCGGCCAACTGCGCCAACGGGTCCATCTCGCACAACCGCCGATACTCAACCGGCAATAGACCCGCAGCAAGTGCCAAGTTGTCTCCACGCAAGCCAAGCTTGGCCGCATCGTAAATTGATTGCAGGCGCGCCTCGGTCGCTTGCAGTTGACGTGCAGTAAGGGGCAAAGTTTGGAACATGGCGCGAGTGTAGCAGAGTTGGCGCGGGGGTCAATAGTGCTGTTAGCTGTGTAGCCGTTTGCTGTTAGCTGTGTAGCGTTTGCAATAAAAAATAAAAATTGTTCGCGAAGCCTCCGTTTTTGACCTGTCGGCGCGTCGGCCCTACCCGGGGGGCGTCGCGGCCGTCTGCCCGCTTGCCTCGAGCTGGTGGGCATCGCACCTATCGGCTTGGCCGAATCAATAGGCACAGGCTATCGACTATCGGATCGTCGCGCTAGATAGCGAACACCTATCGCTACCAGGGCGCGCGGCCATGGGTCAAATACCCTTGCCCCGACTAGTCGCTGTCATGTGTATGCACGCGGCCGCGCGGCCGTGTGGCCATGGGTCATATGGGCAGGCGAGCAGGATTGCCCATACTGCCCATGGTGGCCATGGGCAGGATGGGTCATGCCCCTTAGGGGTCGAGGGCATGCGGTGAAGGCGAGGGGCGCGCGGCACGGGGCATGGGGCGCCGGGGTCATATGGGCCAAATATCCAGCCGGAAAAAATCGCTGCTATACATACACATGTTATGTTATAACATCACATTTAGAAGTCTAAAGATTAGATGATAGAAGATACCCATTTAACCCTATAGCAGGGCGACGCGCGTGCATCGGGCCGCCCCATACCCGTGCCCGCCGACTATCCCATGACGATGGGCAGGATGGGCATGCCTATCGGCAGAGCATGCGGATGGGCGTTATGGGCACGCTGTTACAAACTGTTACAAATCTTATCGCACAGGATTGCGCGTTGTGCTATCGTTCGTTTCGTCGTAACACACTTTGGAGCACACAAAATAAACTCAATTATTGACAATGCAATCGACGCCGCCGTCGCGGTGATTCAAGACGCCATCGGGCAGACTGACGGGGGCTTTGCAGCTCATTATCTGACCGGCGAGCGCCTCGATGCACTGCGCGCCATTTTGACCGACTATGCGCGCGCAGAACTCGACGCACGTATTGCGCACTTGGAAACCCATGAACCTCAATCAGAGGCAGAGAAATGGGCGCAATGCGATGAATATGCGCAAGCCATCGCACTGCGTGAAATCGCTAACTAATCGGAGAGACATCATGACCCACGATAACGCCCGTTTGATTGCCGACGCCATTCGCACTACTTTGTTCACCGAGCGCCGCAACCATCCCATTGACAACGCCCAAGAAAATCTCATGGGCCGGACGCACTACGTAGACCCCGGCTCGCTGCGCTTCCACAAGTCCCGCATTCTGTCAGCTCGCCCGATCATGTCCGGCGCGTTTTTCCTCATCATCGAAAGCTGCGCGCTCGACTACGACAACACCCGGCGCGGGGTGCGCGCGGTTCTGTTCGATCTCATGGGGGAGACGGTTTACAGGCCCAGCCTCGAGGAGTGCCGCCGAACACGCGATCAAGCCTCCCGAGACTTTGAAACGTGGCTCGGGCATTTTGACCCGATCGCACACTACCGCGCCGCGATGCTGGAACGCGCCGAGCGCCTTTTTCGGGAAGGGATCGCCCTTCGCACCGCAGCCGCTAACCTCGAACCGCAAAAGGTGGCAGCATGACCTTTGACGAATGGCTCAACCGTCCGGTGTATCGGGTACCAGCAACAAGTGGAGGGATTGAACGTGAATAAATATTGGAATATGTACCGTCGCACGACTACGGTCATCACCGGCGGTAAGCGTCTACGGGCGTATGCAGAGAAGGGTGTTGACGGCTCGGTAGTCGTGCGAGTGTACGACGACGTCGCTGGTCATTTCAGCGTCGTGCACTCGCTGACACCGGGTCAGGTCCGGCACGTTATCGGGCGCACTATCCGCCTTCAGGGAGCCGCACAATGATCCGCTTCTGTCTCGGCACCTTACTCGCCATGGGCGCCGTCGAGGCGCCCCATGACGCGCCACTGACCCTCGTCATCGCGCAGGCCACTGTCGGCCTCATCATCGCCGCCTTTGGCGCCCGCAAGCTTACAAAGGAGAATTGACTATGACATCAATCGACGCCCGCACGCTCGCCACGGCCCTCGCCATACTTGAATGGACGAAGACTATCCCGCCCAGCGCCCAGCACCAGCCGCCGCTCGACTATTCCGTCATCCTTGACGCGCGCATCGCGCTTAGGCTTGCCCTCGAATCCCTGAAATTCGAGGTCAAGAAATGAAGACAATCGAACTGAAAGGTGCTGCGCTTGATTGGGCGGTAATGAAGGCCGAAGGCCCGGATTCATTTGCCGCAACCGTGTATTACGATGGCGATACGCCGTTATGTATCGACGATCAATGCGATGTTCCTGAAATCTGGAGTCCGTCAACCGACTGGTCCCAAGGTGGACCGATAATTGAGAGGGAGGGGATCAATCTGGACAACTACGCTAAGAGTCCGCAATGGAGTGCGTGGACACCGGCGCCCGAACGGAAGTCGGGAGAGGCGCAAGCATACGGACCCACGCCCCTGATCGCAGCGATGCGCTGCTACGTCGCGTCAAAACTCGGTGATGAGATTAATTTTTTATCTGAGGCCAAGAAATGATAACGGCCGCCCTGCTTGCTTTGCTCGCGGCCGTGATTGCTGTTATCCTGCGCCTGTAGTCTCTGGTCTCTCCTCCTCCGGCGCCTCATGCGCCGTTCACCCGCCACTAGGCGGGTGTTTTCTTTTACACCGCCCGAAGCCCCGGCCCTGACTTCGCCCGCTCGCACAGGCGCCGGACCTCGGATCGATTCTCGCCCAGCCGCTCCCAGACATCAGGCGCGCACATGACATGCGTTTTAGTGCCGTGCTCGACCGTCTTGACCCGCCCGAGGTCCAGCCAACCCGCGTCCCTGAACGCTCTAAACAGCGCCCAGACGGAACAGCGCGCGCCTACGGGCATGTGACCCGCTAGTCGGTCACACAATTGTGGCCACGGCCCCTGAGCGGCCCCTAGCGCGAACTCGCCCCTACGCTCAGTCATCATCTCAATCAGGGTCGCCTCGACGGGCGACAAGGCCGCTTGCGTCATGATCGCCTTCGCTTCCGTCGTCATCGGCGCCGCGCCAGGGCTAAACCGCGAGACGTCACGCGCGCGCAGGTAACCCGCGATCACGTCAAACCCGTTACGGTCCTTGTACCAGTCCCAAAGCCGCGTTGCGTCACGGTCGGCCATACGCTCCGCGTCAGACCATATGACAAACCAGCGCCGGTCGTCGCCGGTCAGTACGATCGGCACGCGCTCATTCGAAAACGCGATCACGGCCAAGCGGTTCAAAATGTCAACCGGGTGCAGTCCCTTGCGGTTCACCGATAAGGTCTCCGGGGGCGCCGCCAGCATGGGCTTGAGCCGGTTCTCGAGCGCGCGACGGTCAGCCGCCTCGACCTGCCGCAGTTCGTTAATGACCATGACTTCCGACATCAGCGCATAGCCCCACTGACTGGTCAATTCCTCGTTCTTGACGATTGCGACGTTCGCCTTGCCCAAACCTCCAATCGCGTACAGGAACGGCGCCCAGAGCGTATCCTTGCCGCTGCCAGGTATGCCGCCATGCAGCACGCCGTGATTGATCTTGACGGCTGGGTGTTGGACCTTGAAGGCCATCCAGTCCAGCACGTGCTCGCGCTCGACCGCGTCCGGGATCATCCGCTCGGCATGCGCAAGCCAAGCCGACACGTCGCCGCTCGACCCGACCGGCCGCCCGTCCCGCCAGAGATTCGCGAAGACGTCGCCCGCCCGTGACACCAGCACGCCGTCGCCCGCAGCGTAGGTGACGCCCTGCAACACCCGCGCGCCCATGGCCTGTCTGTTCTCGTCAAACGATACGCTCGCCTCAATCCGGCGCGGCTTGCCGCCGGTCGCGTGAATCGACCGGCAGTCGACGTGCCGGAATATCGCGTTGAAGTTGGCCCGCGAGTACTCCTTCCGTTCTACCAGGTCAAAATAACCGTCATCCGCGTGAAGGTACGCGAACCGCTCGAACCAGCCCGCCTTCTCGACCCGCCCGGCCTCGCGCCGGTCGGCCTCGGCGACCACCGCCGCCGCGTCGTCAGGGTAAGCCTCGGTCGGCGCCACCCGCGCGAGCGCACCCGCCATCTGCGCCTGCACAAGCTCATCGCGCAGTCCGTAGCCGACTTTCGGCCCGCCCTGCTCGGCGACCCAGTCCAAAAACCGCACACTGTCCCAACCGGCGCAGTGCCCGTGCAGACACTTGAACGCACGCGACGCTGGAAAATACCGGCCCTCGGGGTCATCGTTCGAGTGTTCGTCCGCATTCGGGCAGACCACGCCCGCCCAGCCGGCACTGTTCGGCCGCTCGAGCAGCCAGCCCTTCGCAGCCAGCCAGCCCAGCACCTCGTCGTCGGCGCCGTCGTCGACGATCACGCTCGACACGTCAGCAGACGGGGCGCCCGGCGTGACGCCCAGCGCCGCGCAGACCTCAGCGAGCGAGTATTCACGCGAAGGGTCGAACTCGACCAGGCGAGACTCAAACCCATCGCGGCCCGGCTTCAGGTTGACGCTGCCCGGCAGCCGGAAATTGCGCACCGCGTTAGTCGCGCCCTCGTCGGTCCACCCGGCCGCCGCCATAGCCAGCATGGCCGCTGTGAACTCAACCTTGGTCGGCTGGTCGTCGAACCGGAAAGCGTAGCCCCATTGTTCATTACCGGGCGAGGTTTCCATCCGCCAGGTCGGCGCAAGCGGCGGCTGCTTCAGCACCTTCGTGCCGATGTCGTCCAGCATCAAGACGAGAACGTGCTCGATGTTGTCGCGGGTGAAGCTGAAGCGGTCCTTTAGCCGCTCCTCGATGAAGCTGCCGGTGTTGCCGTACCAGGCGCCGCCCGGTCGGTAGTCACGCGGCAGCGTCGCGATGTAGCCGCGCCCACGCTGGCGTACCAGCAGCGCCGTCTCGCCCTCGGCCGCAAGGCCGGTCAGCCATTGAATGAAGTCAGTCATTTGCCATACCTCGCCATTACTTTAGCCTCCACTGCCAACGGCAGTCCCTGCGCCCACTCGGGCGGTGTCGTCATCACTCGTTCCAGCATCGTCTTGACCTCCTCTGGTCTGTCTGTCTCGATCACGATCTCGTCATGGACGTGCAGCACCACGTCGTCCAACTGTCGCAGCGCCCCGCGCAGGATGTCGTGCGCGGCCGCCTGCGTCAGATTCTCGTCGGCCAGGCCGCGCCACAGGCGCGCCCTCGGCCATTCGCGCGCGTCAGCCGCCGGCTTCCAAGACGCCTTCGCGTACGTTATCTCGTCACCCTCGATCCGGGCATACGGGTAGCACAGGATCCGACCGGACGGCAGCGCGTACCAGAGGTGCGTCCCGTCGTACATATAGGTCGCGCGGCCAGCCTCGTAAGCGGTCCCCTTGTGCCGCATCGCGGACCAGTAAGCCCGCTCGATGTCGGACCAGAACGCGCTCGCCCACGGGTTCGCGCGACGCCAAGCGTCGACGATCCGCTGCGCCTGCGCCTCCTCGATCCGCACGCCGTAACCGCGACCCATCGCCGCGAACGCCCCGACGCCGCCCCCGAACCCGAGCGCGAGTTCTTGCACCTTGCCGACCTGTCTCTGGTCGTCGGTGACGTCCTCATAGGCCACGCCGTAGGTGGCGGCCGCGTTGACCTTGTAGGGGTCAAGCTTGCGCCTGAACACGTCCAGCTTCGCCTCGCCCGCGACCGACTTCGCGAGCCAAGGATTGACCCGGCCCTCGATCGCCGACCAGTCTGCCACCACGAACGACTTGCCGGGGTCGGGCAGCAACGTTGGCCGGAGCATAAGCTTCAGCACGTCGGTCACCCGCGTGCCGTGCGTCGGCGCAAGCGGCGCCCGCGCCATCATGCTGGTCCGGACCTCTAATGGAGCTTTTGCGGCTTTTCGAGGGATGTTGTGGACCTGCGCTCCGTAGCTGCTTGCGCGTCCTGTAGCTGCTCCACCAGCGAAGACAAATGCGCCTCTAACTCGCGCGTCCTCCGGATCAGCCAAGGCAGCGAGCTTTGCATACTTCGCGACCGCAGAAGCCCAGAGGTCGTCCGTACACTGGATGACCTCGGCAACAATGGGCGATACCTCATCATCATCTCCAAACGCGAGCAGGTTCGCCCGCACTGATTTGTCAAGCGAGTCCTTGGCCTCACCACCCTTGAAACTGACGGCCATGCGGCGCGCCCTCGGCCCCAGCCGCTCCAGCACCCACTGGCGCAGCACGGGCGAGCGCACCGTGCGCACCGCGCCGTCGGTCAGTTCGCGCACCCGCGCCGTGATGTCGACCTGCTCTTGCGCCGCATAGGCGAGCGCCGCATGGCAGAGCGCCACGTCCACCCGCACGCCGCGATCGTTGATCCGCTCGTTCACATGGTAGTCCGCAAGCTCGGTCGGCGACAACGGCCGCAAGCCCTTACTAATCGCCCGCATCGCCCGCACGTCCTGAGCGCAGTATTCGAACAAGTCTTGCATGTCCTGCTCAGTGTGCTTGAAGGGCGGCACGCAGCACTTCCGCACGAGCGCCGCGCCGCGATGGTCTTTCTTCATCGACGCGCCCGCGAACCGGCCGACGTCCTCAAGCGAGCCAGGCGCACAGTTGGCGCGCGCCTGCGCGGCGGTGCAGTAGAACTGCTCCAGACGCGGCTCGGGCACCTCAAAGTCCGGGCAGAGCACATACCAGAAGATCAGCCGCTCGAAGGCGGCGTTGTGCGCGGCGATGGTGTCCAGATTCTGGATGCCATCCCGCACAGCCTGCGGGAACGGCTGGTCGGGCGTCCAGACCTGCACGTCCTCGTCGTCGACCGCCCAGGCCATGCAGAGCACCCGCGTGCTCGGGTCTTGAGCGTAGGTGTACGACCCGCGCGCGATCAGGTCGCACTCGGAGCGCGTCTCGAAGTCGATCCAGATCATTGATCCTCCAGATGGCAACGGGGGCCGAAGCCCCCGTCACCTTACTGCTTAACGATCAGGCCGTGCGACGCTGACGCCGACGCGGCTCTTCGCCACCAGCCTCGGGGGCGTCCGAGGTTTGGACACCCTCACCTTCCATCGTCAGCCAGTCGACGATCTCGAACACGGGCGTGAAGACCCGGCCGTAGCTCTTGTGCTGGTAGTGGTCGTTTTTCAGTTCCACTACAGCCACCGGCCGCGACTGGTCCTTCATCACCTGATTGGCGATAGCCGTGCCGAGCGTCTGCACCGACCGCTTACCGCCGACTGAGATCGCGCTGAACCGCGCCTCCATCCCGGCGTCATCGCCATCGAGCGCCTTCAGGCTGAAGCCGAACTGCTGCTCCCAGCCCCGCTCCGCGCCTGCGGGCGGCACGCCGACCTCAGGCAGCGGCTCGGTGAGCGGCGCCATGTGCTCGGCAAGCACCTCACCCTTGCCCCACGCGATGAAGCCGTGGACGAACGAGAACGGATTGACCGCCCAGCGCGTGCCCTTCTCGACCTCGGTCTGGTCAGCGCCGAACACCCAGTGCCCGGTCTTGTCCATCTTGAGGATCACCATCGTTGACGGCGTCGCCTGCTCAAGCTTCTTAAGCGACTCGGCCACAGCGGTGACGGGAAGGTTGGCGCCAGAGAAAATTGCAAGATTTGACATGACAGTACCTTTCAAACGATTTTAGAGAGGGCAGCGGTCATCTGCTGCCCGAGTAGCACCTTCGCGGGCCGGGGATCGCTCTCCGGTGCGATGGTGTCGCCAGAACTGATAGAAGTCACGACATCGGCCGGCAGAGCGATCTTGTGCTTCTTGAGCACCTTCTCGATCTGCGCGACAGAGCGCACTTCCATTAGTTCAGACTCAGGGGCGCCGGCGGCGACAAGCGCAGCCAGCGCGTCGGCATCACTGGTCCATTTGCGGCGCGCGATCTTAGGCACAAGCTTCCAGCCCGGCACCGGCAGACCGGCCTCAAGCTTCTGCTGCACCAGCCCGCGCGCAGCGGTCGCGAACGACTCCAGCATATCAGCAAGCTCAAGCGCCCGCCCGAGGTCAGCGTCCGACAGGTCTTGAAGCTTCTGCCGCACCAGCCGGTCGACGGCGCCGGTCTGCTGGGGGCAGATCACTTTAGCAGGGCAGAACCGGCAGTGCGAGCCGACCGCAAGCGGCGGGCTGTCGTGCTCGGCCAGACGGAGCGCGTGACGCAGGTCGGCCTCGAAGTCCAACAGTCGGCTGATGTCGGTGCGCCAGCGGCGCACCTGTGGCGGCTGAACGATAATCAGTTCGACCGTCGCGGCGTCACGCAGCGCCCAGTGGTTCGAGCGCAGCGCCGCCAAGGCGTAGAACATCAACTGCGGGTTGTTCTCGGCCTCGACGATGACGCCGTCGCCGAACTTCCAATCGACGACGTAAGCGTGATTGCGCGACTTTGCGATGAAGTCAACCGTGCCGAAGGCGCCCGGCACCTCGTCCCATCGGACGATCGTCTCGCAGTCGTAGTCCAGCGTACCGGGCCGCTCGGCCTCAAGCTCGTCCACAAACTCCAACGCGAAGCGGATCTTGTCCTCCTCCTCGTTGGTGTAGTCGGACCACTTCAGGTCGCCCTCAAGGATCTGACGCTCGATGGCGTCATGCAGACGCGTGCCCTGCGCCATATAGGCGTTCTCCAGTTGCGGCGGCGCCTTCTGGACGAGCTGCACGCTGCCAGGGCAGGCAATGACGCGACCGGCGGACGAGCCGCCGACGATGGTGGAGTGGGCGCTCATGGCGTCACCTCGTTGACGACACCGTCGACGCCGCGCTTCCAAAGGAGTTTAGGCTGGTACCGCGCGCCCTTCAGCAACAACTGCTGCGCGCTGTAGCGGTCGAAGTTGTGCTTGCCGTAACCGGGACCAACGTAGATGTCGACATTCCGGTAGTGGGGCAGGTAGGGCACGCCGTTCAGGACGAGCGCGTACATGGCGAACCGTTCTTTGGGGAGGTTGGAGCCTAGAAGATTGGACATTACTGTTCCTTGGCTGACGTTAGCAGATGGCATTTCAGTTGACTCCAGTAGATTGACGGGACTTCTTTGCTTCTTTGTGCACCATCGCAGCAAGCCATTGAGCAAACTTAAGCTCTGTCGATAGATTGCTTTTGTTGTGCGCCTGTGAGACGCCCCAACTGCACCGATGACGCAGGCACAGATAGGGCGGGTCAGCGTCGTGCATGAAAGCGTGCGCGAAATCTACGCCTTCATGGCTGCCGCACAGGTCGCACCCTGCGTCGTTCATGTGCCCGCGTTCTTCGTCAAACACTTGACGAATGGCCGCGTACAGGGCGCGCACTTTAGCTTGCGCTTCAGGGTTTGTCAGGAGCGCCAATTTGAACTCCTTCTGCTGCAAGCGTCAAAGGCTCAAACCGCAAGCCGCTTTTGTAGAACTGCCCCGCGTCGATCTCAAGCCGCTTGGTGTTGATGATCTGCACCGCCAGCTTGGCGACCGCAGACGCGCGGTGATGGTCGATCTTGCCTGCGCGCAGCAGGTCAAACTCCTGGAACAGCGCCTCACACAAACCTTGGCTCGTTCGTTTTGTGGACTCCATTGAACTCTCCTGTAGTTGACTGTGGAGACGCGATCCTATACGATAGTTTCAAAGTTTGCAAGTCCTAAACTTTAAAACTTCTTGGAGATCAAAAATTTTGGAGAAGGACATTGAGGCATATCTTGTGAAGCGGGTGAAGGCGCTGGGCGGGTACGCCTACAAGTTCGTCTCGCCGAGCAACAGGGGGGTGGCTGACCGACTGGTCGTGCTGCCGGGGGTCGTGTGGTTCGTAGAGGTCAAGGCCGAAGGCGGGCGCCTGTCGCCGCTCCAGACGCTCTTCATCGAGCAGATGAAACGGCTGGGCCAGAACGTGATCGTAGTATGGAACAAAGAGGATGTCGACAGATGGATAGCAAGTCTATGAGAGTGCTGGTCGCGTGCGAGTACAGCGGGACGGTCCGCGATGCGTTTCGGCGCGCCGGGCACGACGCGATGTCCTGCGACCTGCTGCCGACTGAGGCGCCCGGCCCGCACTACCAAGGCGACGTCCGCGACGTGCTGGACGACGGCTGGGATCTGATGGTGGCGCACCCGCCCTGCACCTACCTGTCGGTCAGCGGGATGCACTGGACGACGCGCGGGCTGCGCGACCCGCAACTGACTGAGGACGCACTGACGTTCGTGCGTCTGTTGTTGGAGGCGCCCGTGCCGCGCATCGCGCTAGAGAACCCGGTTAGCATCATCAGCAGCCGCATCCGCAAGCCTGACCAGATCGTGCAGCCGTGGATGTTTGGACATGACGCCAGCAAGAAGACCTGTTTGTGGCTGAAGGGGCTCCCAGTGTTGACGCCGACGGCGATCGTTGCGCCTAGGATCGTCAACGGCCGAAAAATATGGGGCAACCAGACACCAAGCGGCCAGAACAAACTTGGCCCAAGCGCGGACAGGTGGAAGATCCGCAGCGCCACCTATCAAGGCATCGCCGACGCGATGGCTGATCAGTGGGGGCGCCCATGAAGCTGCGACCGTATCAAGAGGAAGCTGCTGACTTCCTATACGCCAACGACCGCGCCATGATGCTGGCGCCGGTCGGGGCCGGCAAGACCGCGACCACGCTCACCGCGATGGTCGGCATGCTGGAGATCCAGCACGCCCGTCGGTTCCTCGTGCTCGCGCCCAAGCGGGTCGCAGAGCACGTCTGGCCGGTCGAGGCGCGGAAGTGGGCGCCGGGGCTGGATGTCTCGGTCTGCATTGGATCACCCGCGCAGCGGGCACGGGCGCTCGCCTCCAGCGCGCCTGTGGTCGTGACCAACTACGACAACCTCCAGTGGCTGTCCGAGCAGCAGCTCGACTTCGACGCGGTCGTCTTCGACGAATTGACCCGGCTCAAGAACCCGTCCGGCAAACGCTTCAAGGCGTTCGCGAAAGTCATCAACCCCATCAAGATCCGCTGGGGGCTGACCGGCTCGTTTACCTCCAACGGCCTTGAGGACGTCTTCGGCCAGTGCAAGATTGTCGACCAGCAGATGCTTGGCCGCAGCAAGGGCGCGTTCCTCCAGCAATACTTCCACTGCATCAGCCGCGAGTACGGCCAGTGGACGCCGCTGCCTGGCTCGCTGGAGCGCGTCATGGCGCGCATCAAACCGTGGACCTACGTCTTGGAGCCGGTCGAGTACAAGGACACGCTCCCGCCGCTCCACACGGTCCAAGTGCCGCTCGTCATGCCGATGCAGGTCTATCTCGACATGAAGCGCAAGTGCGTGATCGAGATGCGCGACACGGTCGTCAGCGCCGCCACCGCCGCTGCGGTGACGACCAAGCTCCAGCAGATCGCGGCCGGATTCGCGTACTCCAACTATGGCGACGTCCTGCCGATCTCGGATCACAAGCTCGACGCGCTTGAAAGCATCTTCACCGAGAACCACAAGGCGCCGACGCTCGTCTGGTACCAGTTTAAGGCGCAGTTGGCGGCGCTCAAGGCGCGCTTCCCACGCTGCGAGGAGCTTGTCAACAGCGACACCATCGACCGCTGGAACGCTGGCCTCATCCCGATGCTGGCCGTCCACCCGCAGTCGGCCGGGCACGGCCTCAACCTGCAAGGCCAGTCCCGCATGGTGTGGCTGTCGCTGCCGTGGTCGCTTGAGCTGTACGAACAGGCGGTCGGGCGACTGCACCGCAGCGGCCAGCGGCACGACGTCTGGAACTATGTCCTGTTGACAGAAAAAACTGTAGATGAAACAATCTTTACTGCGCTACAAAATAAACGCAGCGTGTCTGACATTGCAATGGAGTGTTTGAAATGACGTTGATGGAGCAGTTGAAGTTGGCGCAATCGGAGTTGACCATTCGGCAGCGGGAGTTCAACACCGCGCAGCGTAATCTCAATCGGGTTCTGGCCCAAATCACCTACTTGGAGAAACGAATTGAACTGGCGAGAAATGCAAAAGCGACTGACCACACTGACGGAGAGTGAACTATGCGATCTGATCGACCAAGAACTGGCGTCGTCGGCGCCGCGCCCTACGATCGCACTGCGGCTGCATCAGCGGCTCTGTACGGTCCGCTCGACCCGCGAGCGGCTGGATCTGATCCGGAGACTGACCCGTACCGTCTAGCGGTGCAGACGGACGTCCAACGCACCTGGCGCAAGTACGGCTGGGTGCCCCCTTCAGAACTGACGGAGTATCAAGAGAAATGGACAAGCTTCAAGTTGTCGACTATAGCGGGCCTTATCTCGAACTGAAGCGCTTGGTGGACGCCGTCTGGCAGGCCGTACTGGAGCAGCGGTTCGACGACGCCCGCGCCATCTGCGACCAAGCGGTGGTCGAGGCGCGGATCCTGAAGGCGCAGATTGGAGCGCAGCATGGACCGCGCGAAGGTTGACCCGAACTACTTTTGGCAGTTGATCGAGACCTGCCCCACGGGCGAGCGGGTGCAACTGCTCAACCGTGCGGGATGGGACCAACTCGATGCGACGTTTACACGAGCAAGAGCGGCACTCAAGAAAGCAAGGGGGCAAGCATGAGTTACATCGTCGCAAGCCTACCACCCCTAAAGTGCTTTGTGCGCCGAGAGTACTTGTACAACTTCACCAAGGGGCACGGTGAGCTAGAACCTGCCATCTGGACCAGCATCAAGGCGCTGCGCGGTCAGGTG